CAGTAGCGGTCGTTCTCTCCCACCAGGGGCAGCCTCGCTCCGCTTTTCAGCACGACAACTCGTTCCAGTCCCCCGGCGCTTCCCTGCTTTTTCGCGTACATAGGCAAAATCCTCCTTTCAGACTCAAATCCATACTTGTGCCCAGCTGTTTCTAAAATAGAAACAGCTATTTTTTTATTCCGGCCACCCTGTCACCGTCGCCTCCGGGAAATCGTTCACCGACACACAACTGATGGTCATACTCCCCGTGCTGGCCAGCGGTCGGGAAAATCCCTGAATCAGGTGCCGCTCCACC